TGCTTGTTGATCTAATTTAGCACTGTCTAATTCTATTTTCGACTGGTCATTTTGTGCTTTTCGTTGAATATCTTGCGCTCTTAGCTGTAATTCTTGTTCTTTAAGAGAAATTAACGGATCTTGACCTTGTGGCTGCATCGCTTGCTGTTCTTCTATGAACATTTCGCTAATAAAATTACTAATTTGATCCGCAACTTGCACCTCAACTTGCTTTTGAAACTCTAATTGTAGCTCTGGAGGTATTTTTCCACCGTATTTTTGGGCTTCTTGCTCTACAACCTGATTCATTTGAGCTTCTACTTGCTCTCTAGCTAGTAAAGATACGTGTTCCATAACATGAGCTTGTAATAAAGTACTAGCTTGAGGATTAGATCTCACTAATAATGATGACATAAAAACTCTATGCGCCTCAATATGCTGTTGATGTGCTTGTCCTCTAAAGGCTACAAGTTTTTTACCCATAAGTGAATCAGAGTTTTCTAAACCCGGATCCTTTGGAGCATCCGGTTTAGGCACTGGCAATATTGCGTCAATATCTTTTACGCCTAATGCTTGATACATTCTTTTATACGCCTCGTATAAATTATGTTGATTAGGATCTGCTTGCGCCATCTGTAGTTGTGTCTGTGCCAAGGTAACTCGTTGAGACATGGAAAAAATATTAGGGTCAGATACAGGCATTATGTCAACTCTTTCATCAAAATCGCCAGACTTAATACTTGGAACTGCGTTTTTACCTACTTCATATGGATACATAGGAGAGTAAAAATCTTTAAAAACTTTTGCTAATAAATTAAATTCTATTTTTTGTGCGTAGTGTAATCTTTTATGTATAGCACTCATTACTCTAGAGCCACGCTCTATCAAAGCCATAGTAGTTCCCACAGGTGCATTTGCTGCAACAGAATCCCCAATTTTTTGATCAGCTATGGATGCAAATCGTTGTCCTGCTTGTACAACAAAACCTAGTAGTTGAAATAATGTAGCATCAGCTCCTTTATATGGTAACGGCATTAAACCTGCACGTAAGTCACCACTTGGGGCATCTACATCCCTAAACTCTCCAGGTTGTATAGGATTATCGTCATCACGTATTCTCAATCCTCTCGCTTTAAATCCTGCTGGCAAGTTCGCTAAAGTTCCTGCGTCTAGTAGTTGTCTTAAAGCTGCTGTGGCAGTTCTAGATAAACCACCAAGCATATGAATTAAACCAAAGCCATAAAAACCAAGTCCAGGTAAAAATTTGTAATGTACAAAATATTGTTTCTTTTTCTTCAAAGGATCTTTTTGATCATAATTTCTATAAATAGATAAAACTTTTTGTGAGCCTTCATCTATTGTAACTATGTAAGGTAATTTAATCCCATTAGGGTCTTCAAAACCAGGGACATCAAGTTCACAATGTATTTCTAATAAAGTATAATTGTCATTGCTATATGAACTACCCGTTGGTCTTACACCGTCCAATTTATTAACAGCATCTTTAATTTGACTATTTGGTTCTTCTGTTTGTTCTTTTATTTCTACATCACTATAAAAACCTTGAACCTGTAGTTTTCTAATATCATTTTCGTTTCTTCTTAAAACGTGTGTTATTCTTTCAGCTGATGCTAAATCTGTTGCTGTGTAAGGAACAACAACATCTTCACTTGGCACAAATTTAGATACTGCTCTATCAAGGGTAGAATCAAAATAAATTTTTTTAAATGAAGATCCAGATAAAGGTAGATAAAATAACATTTGATCAAGGTCCGGATCAAAGTCCTCCATAACATGCATTATCTGATAATTCATAAACTCTTGCACTCTTTGTGCTTGCTCTTCTTTTTGCGAATTAGAAGATCCAATTATTTGTGTTCTTACAGGACCATTAGCTGGTAACAATTCTTTGTAAGCTTGTGCTTGAAACTGAGTAACTGTTTCTGAAAGCAAAGGGTGAGTTACACCACTTGCACCTTGAAAAGGTTGTGATCTATCTTCGTAATTAAATCCTAGTAATTTTAAACCTTTGGAATATGCATCGTGCCATTCCTCTCTGGATGATTTATCCTCTTTGTAATCACCAATTAAATCTGAAGAAATTGTAGTCAAATCCTCGTCCGATACTAGCTCAGCTAAATTTTGGTCAAATTCACTATCTACTTCATCAGGAAGTGGGTTTACAATGGCTCCACCATCGTCTGTCATTTCAACATTTTCTACTGTCAGTGATTCATCTGGTGTCTCTACAGTAATAGATTCAACGTCTAATTCTGTCGGTTCACCTGTAATTCTCTTTTCTACAACCATTAAGCTACCTCAAATATATCAATCATCTCAACTAGTCCACCTCTGGCTTTATGCGTTTTGTATGGTTCTAGCATTTCTTCTGTAATTTTAATAGCAAAAGATGGTGTTGTGCTTTTTTCATCTGGAACTCTTATTGTCTGTATTACGTAGTTTGGATTATTTTCAGCCAATCGTTCTGCTTGTCCTCTATTAGAAAGAGTTGCCACCATGTTACCGTTTTGATCTGTTATTCTATACACATCCTGTGCACCTTCCTTAGTTTGTACATTTAATACAGTAAATTCTGAATTATTAGCTTTTGCTTGAGTTTTTAATATTTTTTCTATTACTGATGTGTAGTGTTTACCATCAAATGTTTTGGCGTTTGGACCACCGTAAAACTCAGACATACCAATACCTTTAAATTCAGATCCAACAAACTCTCCTCTAGCCATAAAATTATCTATTTGTCTTTTTTTATCTCTTTCTCTTAAATCTGGTGCTGTCGCTGTATTACCTTTAAAATTATATCTATCTATAACAAACTGATCTGGTGTAACTGCATAATAATCTGGTGTGTTTGGATCTTTTAAAACAAACTTACGATAAGCAAGTTCAAATAAATCTTTCTTAATTAATGCATCTGCCCATTCCTCACGTTTCTTAAAGGGTAGATCTGGAAATAAACCTTCGTATGTTTTATCACTGACAACTATTAAGTCCTTAATCATAGAGTCAATATTATCTGTTAATAAACTTTTTACCCTTGCTATCTCGACATCAGATATTTCTCTAGTCTCAACAAATCTATTAATTATGTCATCAATTTCTGCGTCTATCTTACTTAAGCTGTCTCTAAAAGTTTCTATCTCAGCATCTGTTTTTCCAAGTGGTCTGAATACAGATTTGTTTTCTTCAAAAAAGGCTAAGGCTTCATTACCTATTCTATCAAGCTCAGGTAATGTTGTAGACTCTCTTCCTTCTTCTTGAATTTTTCTAAGCGTTGCTAAAAGTTTTTGTTTTCTACCAGCTGCTGCTTGCATGATATCTGATTGTATCTCATCAGCAAACTGCACACGAACAACTCCGCTTGTATCAACTGTAGAACCTTTTGCAATCTCACTATCTAAGTCTCTTACTTTTACTATGAGCTCATCTATCTGATCAATTAGACCTGGGCTTAATTCATTTAACGTGTCACCATATTGTGTAAGCATTTGCTCAAATGATAATTGATTAATCTCATCTATATCTGCTTGATTTAAACCTCTTCTTACACCTTCTCTATTTAATTTGTTTATCGCTTCTGCGTATAAACCTGCAACCTGTCTTTGTGCTCTTTCTCTCTCACGAGTAAGACCTGGTACCTTGGATGCTTTTTGTGGTGCTGCTAATTTTGTTGGTAGTATAGCTTGACGTTCTGTTAACCTAGTCCAACCTACTATATAAGCATCTGATTCATTGGCAATACCAAAATTGTGATTTGCAATACTTTCACCTTGAAAAATAGTTTGTGGTGGTCCACCTGTATCACCAGGTAATTTTTCTTTTGGTATAAAAAGCACTCTTTCAGATTGAGTGCCAGGCAAGAAGCCACCTTCTCTGTATCCATCAAAAGCTACAGGTATGTTACCTCTGTTAGAAGTATCTATGAGTTCAGACTTATAACCAGTTGCATGTACATGCATACCTCTAACAGGTGCTGATCTAATTTGTTGTATAACTCTGAGTTTAGGTATTGGTGTTACATCATCAAAACCTTGTAGTAAATTATTAATTCCGTAATCATCTAACTCAGTTTTCTTTATTCTATTTTTAGCTAAGAAGTCAATCAATGCTTGTTTATTAGGAAATATTACAGGTGTGTCAGGTCTTTGTAATACTCTTTCAACATCAGAATAAAATACTCCTGTTAGTGGTTGATTAGTTTTTGGTGTTGTAGCAACATCTGTTGAGCTACCTAAATCTACTTTTTGATTATCTTCAGGTGTTGGATCAAAAAAGTCTTGCTCTTTGTTAAGTCTTTCTTGTTCTAAACTTTCTTTTTGTTTCTTTGTTGGGTTATCAAGTTTTTCTTTTGGTGTAGGTATGGGTGCGGTTTCGTTTATAGGAGGTTTTGTAAATAATTTAAAAAAAGGTAATTTTAAATTTGCTTGTTGTACTTCACCAGTAAAAATATTTTCCATAGGCGGAACGTCAAAGACTTTTTCCTGTGGCACGACGCTAGTACGTTTAACAGGTTGTGAATCACCTAATTGTATTTCTTCCAAAGGCAACGGAACCATGTCTCTTGGCTGCTCTTCACCAAATCGTCTAGCTCTACCAAGTGCAGCATCACCAAATTCAATGCTTATTCTTGGTATTATTTGTCCCTGTTCTTCATCATCAAAAATATTCACGTCGTCTGTTATTAATCCACCTCTTTGCATTTGTGCAACTTTTAATTGTCTAGCACTATCATTTAAAATATCAATTGCTTTCATAACATTTTCTATTTCTTCATCGGTTATGTTATATGCTTCTTGTAACAATTCTCTTTCTTTACTGTTTGGAGCCTCCATTAAGTCAAACAATTTCTCTTCTAAACTTTTGTGTTTTCCTATTGTAAACTCATCAATCGTAGTTTCTGCCCCAATGTTTTCTAATTTTGCACTAACCTTATCTATAGATGACATGTTACCTGTTTCTCTAAATTTTTTTACAGCAGCTCTGGCCTCTGCTTCTATGCCAGGTTGTGTCAAAGCATTAAGGTGTGATATATCTAAATAAAATGTTCCAGGTATCATACCTGCTCCTTCTAATCCTTTTGGCAAGGTATCTCCTATCCTACTTGTTTCAAAGGTGTGTGCAATTTGTATACTACTTGTTCCAGGCTTCATACCCTCATCAACAGGAAATCTTTTATCAAGAAAAGGAACTACTAATTCTTGCACTTGTTCTCTTACTTTGTCATAGTATGCAAAGTTTTGAAAGTCTCTAAATTGTGTTGAAGTCGGATCAAGAAGAGCTTGTATATCCAAATCAAATTTTTCCATGAACGCTCCAAAATCTTTATTTACTGGTTTTCTTGTTTCAGGTGAACTTTCTCGTATAAAATTTAAATACCTTTTAATTTTATTAGCTTTGTCTACTTTTAAATGATAGAAATTACGGTCTAAATCAGGCATGTTTTTTACTAAGTTTTGAAAAGTATCATTGCCTGTAAGATAAGTTCTAAATTCTGAGGTAAGAATAGCTCTAGGTTTTTTATTATCACCAACCGCTAAAAACTTGTCAATTTTTGCAATTTCATCTTTATTGTAAACTCTACCAGGTTCAATTTTTGTTTTATCAAATTTACCAAAGCCTTTACTTTTATTATAAAACTGCATCATGTCATTTAATTGTCTTAAGTAATTATAATCTGTTGAAGATGGATCAGATATTAAATCAACGTATTTAGATGTTTTGTGTTTTTCTAAAAAAGCCTCTGAAAAAGCCAAACGTATATTTTCTAGTTTACTTGAGTCAAAGTTTTCTGCATCAAGTTTAGTTTCAAAAGCATCATAAATACCTTGTCTGTTTTCATCAGCCCTTGTAATTGTAAGATTTGATCTGGCCTTTGTTTCAGGAGTTTTTAAAACTCCAAGTGTTTCATTAGGAAGAGTTCTAAATATTTTATCTTTATCTTTTCCTTCGTATCGTGGTATACCTTGCTTATCTGTAAAAAAATATTTTTCAATATTCTCAGCATTTTTTGTCATCTCATCAAAAATCTCATCCGTCGTCATGTTTGCATAATTTTCTCTTAAAAATTTATCGCCATCCTCTGTGTAAATTTTTCCAGTTGGGCCTACATTTCTTT